CCTCACTATTTTATCGAACATCAGGAACTTTTCATTTGCCCGCAAGGTGAAACGCTGATACGGTTGTTGCGGTGGTCCCCGCGCCGGTTTCCGCGAACCAGTCGGGAACGCAGAGTCTACGGTCCAGAGTCCGAGGCGCCTTGGCGCAGTGACGCGCGACGAAAGACGAGTCGTCTAAGCAAATCGCGGCGGGACCACCCGCGCTATTCCGCCACCTCCGGTAACGTCCACTCTTCCCCCATCGCCGCGCGCAGTCAGGGCATCGCTTCGCTCTCGGCAATCTGCACGCCATGCCGCCAAAACTCGTAAGCGAGCACGGGCCGCATAGGACGCACGTAAGGCACGAGCAGCCCGCGGTCCTGGGCCTCGATCTTGTCGCCGGCCACGGCGACGAAAATCTCGGGGCGCGCGGTGATGATGGTTTCATCAAGCAGGATCCGCGCCTCGGGCGGTAGTTTTTCCGGCTGAACAACGTCAATCCGCCCCAGGTATTTCGGCATCGCGAGGTAAGGGCAGGTAACAAGGGCAAACCGCATGCACTCGCGGTGTGCCGGCAGATCGAGATACCAGCCATGCTCATCGAAGGCGCTGCGCGGGCCGCCCACAAACCAGCGCCAGCGTCCCAACCGCTCACCGCAGATCGGACAGAGCTGCTCACGTAAGGCCTGCCAGGCCTTCGCGTCGCTGTTCACCGTGAAGAAGGGCGTGCCATCCGCGGCAGTCAGCACGTTCCACGGAACCGGCAGGTTGCGTTTGTCGCGCGGCAGGCGGGCAATGCGGGGAGGCATGACGATCATCGGGTTTCTCTCAATTTTAATCTATGCCAGAGATTTCGCGTTGTGCTGATTTCCACCGTCACCGGGAAAGTTCCCCTGGACCATCGCAGCCCGCGGGCATAGAATTTCAGCACATGCCCGATAACAACCTGCTGGCCGTCCTGGAGCAACTGCGGCAAGAGATCGAGGAGCGAATCCATCTGTTCGAACTCCTGGTGCATCGAGTCGAAAGTCTTCCGGCGGAAAGTAACGGGGAGCAGCCGCCGGCCAGGCGCAACCTGAGTCCGGCGGCGCGCAAGCGGATCGCGGCGGCGCAGCGGAAACGCTGGGCAGAACACCGCCGCCAGGCCGCCCTTCTGGCGAAGGAAAACAGGTGAACCATGGCCAGGCTGATTGACGAGATCAGGGCGGGCGCGCGGATCTATGAGCCCGGGCCATTATCCGCCGAAGCCAAGCCCGAGTGGCAGGACGATCTGGAGTTAGTGCTCTACCTGCTGAAAAACAACCCGCGTCTGCCCGTGCTCTTGATCGACAATGTGGCCGAATACTACTGGCTGCATATGCTCGATGAACACGTCCGCCAGAAAAAGGACATCAACTTTCCCAATCTCGCACCGCCCTACGAGAAGGTCTTCTGGGTGGAATATACCCTCACCGCCGCCATACGCGATAGAAACAGAGGAGTCAATATGCGGCGGCTTGGCGTGATGGTCCACGTTGCCACCGAGGGGGCGGCGTCGCCAGAGATCCGCTGGGAATTGCAGTTTTATTGCTTCGTCCAACAGTACGACGGTATCATTGTCGGTCCATACGGCGTTCCGCTCTTGCACGTTAATAAGGCCGGCGGGCTGGCCGGCGCGGCTAAGCACGGGTGGTCGATGAGCGGGTGGATGGAGCCCCTACTACGGGGACCCGCGGAAGAGTACAACGCAGCCCGCGGGCAGCTGGTGGCTCTCCTCGTTGCCCTGCAGCCGGTCCCGCTCGCCATCTGTTTCCTGCACTGCAAGAACGTCGCCACCGTAGACAATTCCATGCCGGCCCCGCTGGCAAAGAAATATCATACCCGCACCGGGAGCTGGCCCACCCGCTATCGCACACTGGTGATCGAACCGCTGAAAGAAATTCTGAAGCATGAGGGCGGCATCGAGAAGGTGGGCCTGGAGCGCGCGCTGCATATTTGCCGCGGCCACTTCGCAAGCTACAAGGAAACCGGGCCGGGGCTGTTCGGCAAAGGGATCTATGGCGATGTCTGGATCCCGCAATACCTGCGCGGCGTGCGCAAGCCGGATCAGGAAGGCGATCCGCCACGCGAGATCCAATTCAAGCTCGATGAGAAGAAGCTGAAATCATGACCTGGGAAGAGGCCGTCAAAGTTTGCCTGATGGTCGTCACTGACCCCGCCGCCACCCAGGAGGTGGATGAGGCGTTGAGGCCACCCGAATCACGCTGCCGCACCCGCCGCGCGAGCGGGGCGCGATGGCCCGCCGTGGTTCAGTACAACCGGGAATGGAAGGCCTGGCTTAGACGCGCCGGCTGGCGGCAAGTCTACTTTCTCTCGGCGCCCTGGCCACCGCCCCGGGAAGGCGCCGCCAGCCTCGCGCTTGTCGAACCCGGGACCAAGGGCGCGCGCATGGGGTTTATTCCGCCGTGGTTGGTTGGCGTGCTATTGCCGCATTCGCAAACATCACCACCGCGTCGAGGCCGGTGAGCGCCGTGCTGCGCTCGGGCGAGGACGGGCAGAGCGTGACAATCAGCTCCGCGAATTCCAGCGCCTTGGCGCGCAGCTGCTGGTATCGCTCCGCCTGGTCGCCTTGGGGCGCGTGATACGTGAAGCGTTCTTTCAGGTTGTCGAGATCGATCTTGTCGCGGGCATCGAGAGGCATGACCTTACTTTACACCCCAAAAGTTCAGAACCATGTTGCGGAAACTCTCTGATTCCACTGTCCAAAACGCTGGCCAATTGACTGGCCATTACTGACCAGAATGCCCCCCGTTTTGGTCAGGCTGACCAATAACTGGGCAAATGTTTTGTTGCAAACAAACATAGTTATGGATTTTGTCCTTTAGAATCAGGGCCTCTGCTACCTTGACACGGTAGCAGAGGTGTGTCTAAACGCTTTAGAATCAACGGTTTAACAAAAATGACTGGCCATTACTGACCAAATCAATCCCCAAAACGGGCTCGTAGCTCAGTTGGTTAGAGCGCCTGCTTGACACGCAGGAGGTCGCAGATTCGAGTTCTGCCGAGCCCACCACTTCCCTCACTGCAGTCCCCCTCCGGTCTTCCCCATAATCGATTCCTGGCGTGCGCGCACGGCGCCATCCTGTTTCTCTCTGTCAGCCAGCGTGTAAGCCAAGCTCATGTCGGCAGTGGAGTGCCCCGCCATCTTCATCGCCTGCCCCACGCCCAGAATGCCAGAGATCGAGGTCACCGCTTCGCGGCGCAAAGCGTGGAACCCGAAACCCTCCCAATAGAAGCCGAGCTTCTCCGCCGCCGGACGCAGGAAATGCTGATGTAGGTCCCGGTCATCCCGGCAGACGGCGATCTCCTTCCCCCATTTCGGGTGCGTCTCGATCTGAAAAACGAACCGCTCGGGGTCGCCCTTGCAGAGCCGTTGCAAATCGGCATCCAGGTAGCCCATGGGAAGATCGCGAACCGCGGAATCGTTTTTCGGCTGGTCCAGGTCGCCGCGCCAGTACCGCTCGCGGACTTCGATCATGCCGGTCTTGAAGTTTAGGCTTTTCTCTCTCAAGGCCATCGCCTCGCTGATGCGCAGCGTGCAAAACAGACACACGCAGCAGGCGACACGCAGATCGTACGGAAGCATGGCCAGCAGCTGCCGGGTCTGCTCATCGGTCAACTTGCGCTTCTCGCGTTTCGCCTTTTTGCGGCCTGCGGTCACCATCTCAATTGGGTTCTCGCCCTCCCACAAGCCCCACCGCTTCGCCTGGGTGAACATCGAGGAGAGGATGTTGCGGATGTCGTTACAGGTGGCCCAGGACAATTTGCCCACCGGCACCTTTTTGCTGTCCAGCCACTTTTGAACGAAGAGCGGGTCCGCCAGCTCGCAGAGCATCAACTCCCCGAAAGCCGGCTGGATGTGGTTCTTGATGTGCGCGCGATATTTTCCCTGCGTACTCTTCGATTGCTTGGCGATGTGCATCGGGTCATACTGTTCCAGCAATCGAGAGACACGCACCTGAGAAATCGCGATCTGATCGACGCGGTTGATCTGTTTCATAGCCTCCCGCACGGCGGCCTGCGCCTCCCGCTTCCCGTGAAATTTTCCTGGCAGGTTCACGGTCTGTTTGGCGCGGTCCGGTACACCGTCGCGGATGACATCCACGCGGGCGATAAAAAACCAGGTGCCGTCCGAACGCTGTTGCGGTGTTGGGTCCTGATGTCGTTGTCTCGGCAATTTTTCTCCTTTGCCGCCCAGAAGGCGATTCAGGAGTAAGGATATCGAAATTCTAGACATTTATGAAGTTCCTGAGGTTTCCGAGAATTCAGATCGAGGGCGGCGCTCCCCGCATCACTGGTTAGCGCCGCTTCTCAACGGTCACCGGCGGTAGCGATCCGGTCCGGTGATCTGGGCATCGACGGTTCGACCCGCACGTCTGCGGAACCGCCGGCCCGTTCCCCTCTATCCCACGTCCTTCTTGAGTTGCTGGGAGGCCGGCGCAGTTTCCGCGGCCACTGCCTTCTTGGGCGGCGCAGCCTCGGCCTGGTAGTCCGCAATCGGCGTCAGCTCCCAGGAGCGCATCACCAGCCGCTTACCCTGGCCGAAATCCTGCACGCTGTGTTCGCGCAGGAAACGCTCCCGCGACACGCAACCGTAGATCGCGATCACCGCGGGCTCATCGGGCCACTCCATGCAAACGATCATCAGATCGGTAGTGAAATCTTCTGCACGATTCAGCTTCAGAATCGGCGGATGATGGGTCGCCGTCTGAACCCGCATGCTGATTCCATTTATGACGAAGTGCGGATTTCGATTGCCGCCCACGCAGATCGACCAATCCATCGGGACATTGAAATGCTTGGATACGGCGCGCTGCGCTTTGACTTCCAGTACGTGCAATTCCTCGTCAGTCAGTTTGTCGGAAATCTTCTTGGTCTGGATCCCGTGCCGCTCCTTGATTCCCTGGCGCCCCGTCGCGTTCATTATGACCTCCGCGAGTTCTTCCGGGGTCAGGGTTACCATCTCCGCCATCGTGGGACCTCCTTTACTCCGCCGGCAGCAGGCTCGCGAAGGCCTGCACCCGCCGGTCTAATTCCTGCACCGCCTCGATGCCTTGCTCTTTAGCCAGCTTCAGCAAGATCGGCAGGCCGGTGTCCACCGAGTGCTGCACCTCGGCGCGCGTCGCCGCGCGGCCCAGCGCGAACCACTCCAGGTGCTCCACGTCGCCCATGTGGATCAGGGGCTTGCCATTGCCGTCGTCAAACAGTTCGAAGGTGCGCGTGGTCAGCACGCCCACCACACCGGGATTGCGCGGGATCGAGATGCCGCCGGGATCGGTCCGCTCTTCCGGCAAATCGTTTTCGCGGCGCGTCATCTGGGGCTTCGACAGGAAGGGACAGTTCTTCGCACTCCAGGTGGCGCAGACCCAGTGGCTCGGCGGCTCGCTGTTGGTGCCGGTGATGACGCACATGGGGCCGGTGACAAAGGTCTTCCAGATGCCCAGCGGGCCGCCGCAGACCCAGCACAACTCGTTGCGGATCGCCCGCGCAAACGTTCCCGCGGCCATACAGCGAAACTCCGGTTTGCCGTTGACCATCGGCACAAAGAACGGCACCACGTAACCGCGCTCATCAATCGACAGGTGCTTCATGCGGTCCGGCAACGGCGTCAGATCGGGCCGCAATTTATTGATCGTCTCGTTCATTGGGGTTTTTCCTCTCCTGGGGGCAGCATGCGCATACCCGATTCGGCGAAGGCTTCGAAGATCGATTGCCCGCCGCCCGGCGCCATCAGGTAGGCAAAGAAGACCTCGCCCGATTCCGCCATGCCGCACTGGATCATCGCCATCTGCGCCTGGGTCCAGCGCAAGAGCTGCCGCCAGGCCACGCGCCGCGCCTGCTCGTGGATCCGCTTGCGATCCTCGTCGAACAGACACCCCTTGCGCCGCGACAGAAGTAGCTTCTCCACCGGTGCCACGCGCACCGGCATATTGAAGAGCTGGTCCACGCCGCGCACCTGCATCACCCAACGCAGGCCGGTGATCACGCCCGCCTGGTAGTCGGTATTGATCGCGCTGGCGCCGGCCTTGACCAGCTCGGCCACGATCTCGCTCGCGCTGCGCTCGGCAGGGACCTCGGTGGTTTCCATGAACAACGTCTGCTTGGTCCGGCTCATCCAACTTTGCCCTCCAGAACCTCTACCGCCTGGTTCAACGGCACCGAACCAGGGCCTGCCCGCAAAAGCGATCTCCAGATCGGCAGGATCTTGCCGTGCGACGGGGGCCGCTGGCTACGCCGGTATAACCCGGTGGGTTCGATGATGCCGTCAGCCAGAGCCTGGCGCATCACCGGGCCGAGGCCGCTGCCATTGTCGCGGTCCCCATCGCCCACCTCGCCCAGCACAGCCCAGACCTCATCGGCAGTGAGGTAAGCGTGCCGCCGGGCCGCCTCCTCGACGCCTTCGTACATCTCCTGCTTGCGATCCTCGCTGCTCAAAAAGGTGGCGCGATAGATCGCGTCTTCCGTAACCGCCTTGGTCAATTCCGGTTGGATGATTGGCGGCGGCGTCTCAAAATTGAACTGACCTTGCCCGTTGTCTTCCGCCATATTTAAACCTCCCCTAGCGCACGCGCCTCCAGCGCCAGCCCAGCAGGAACCAGGTCCAGAAGCGCACCCACCACCAGGGCCGCGGCGTGGCCGTGATGATCAGCCGCCACTTGTCGTTCTCGATGCGTAAGCTGGCGCCATCGATTTGCCACACGTCGTTCACTGGATCATCACCGCCAGAAGCCAGAATGCCAGGCCGAGTCCGAGTAAGTTGACGCGCGGCGCAGATACATTCAAAGCGGTGAGCAAGAAACAAAGAAGAGCCACGATCATCAAGACTAACCGAATGGTAATCATTGTCAGGTAACTCCTGGGGCGCCAGAGGGGCGTCCGTCGTTTTGGATTCGTCTAAGTATCCCCATGCAATCGGGGCAGCTGTTCATTTCCGGTAGGGCCGCCACGGCCACGCGGCGGCGCATCTTTCCCGGCTGAGTCGCCTTTTGCCCGCAATAGGTGATCTGCCGGTCCACCATCAGGACCAGGTGGTACAACTGCTTGGATTTGCGGGCGTCCTTGGAGAGAACCAGTTCCTTGGGCGGTTTGGCCGTCCAGGCTTCCAGCTCCCGGTTCCGCAGTATTTTGTAGTTCCGCTTTTCCAGGCACCCGATGCAGATCGGCGAGATCTGCATTTTCAGGATGGCCCCGCACTCCATGCACCGTTCAACTTTTTGATCGACTTGGACCGCCTCTTCCCCTTCCATCGACTACCCCTTTGACCAGACCGCTTTCGATCTGCTCTAGCGCCACCAGGTGGCGTAAAAACCACTCTCCGCCGGCCTGCCCGAGGACCCAATCGAGAGCGTGTGCGGCACCCATTTCGAAGCTCAAATTGTTTTCGATCAGGTGCAGCTCGCTCTCCTGCCCGCCACGCAGAAATCGGATCGCGTGCCCGATCCGTGTGCGTGCGCGGAGGATTTCCCCGGGGGACGGCGTCAACGTTTCCATAGACAGGCTCCGCTATTTACGCGCGGCGCCGCCGCTCGGCAGTGACCCGTTTTACGGGTTCCTCTTTTGCTTTGATTTTGCGGGGTTTACCGGATTTACCGGCATGCTTCGACACGCGGAACGGGGGAGTGGGCTCCGCGGTTTGTGCCTCCTCACGGAGGCGGCGGTCATGCGGCTCGACCAGGCCGGCGAGGATCTCCGCCTCGCTGAACCCGATATCGATCAGCTTTGCGCGCGCAATCAGTTCCGGGATTGCGAGGCTCGGTTTCTGCTTCCCGTAGCCCCGCGGGTATTTACGGACCCCGGGAACCAGTTCAAACCATTTCCTTACCGTGGCCAGATCTTTACGCACAAAGCGCGCAATTTCACTGGCCGTAAAATGACGGACTACTCCCACCATTTGAGTGGTTGCCATAACGCTGGCGACTCCTCTCTTATTTTTTTTTAGTTGTGGTGAGTGTCAGACCGGCCCTCCGGTCCTGGCGGGGATGCCGCTGCGATGGCTAACCCGTCGTCACATCGCGCGGATTCAGATCTCGGAAAGCGACGGATCACTCGCAAGGTGCCCCCGCCTATGGGGCAGCTCGTAGTAAAAATCTCAAAGACCGAAACTGCTTCCTCGGTTGGAACCTGCAAAGCCCCAGCGCCCTGTTCGGTTCGGTTCAGCCTCGTTGTTGCCGCAGTGTTGGGTTGGTCGTTATTATATTCTGCGGCGCTGGGATCTGTCGATCAGGTTAGCACGGAAAACCGGAGAATCAAGACAAAAACGAGGTTGTCCAGGATGGTGACCGGATATCGCATCACGCTTCTATTTATATTATGTAACATCCCGGTAAAGTCCCTATTGCTGGCTCTCTGGAGCTACCGGAAAAACGGGCGGCTTAGTGGCTATCTGGTGTTCCCTGTCTTTCTGTTTTTCCTGGATATCGACTAAGTGCTTGAGGGCATCCTTCCGCTCCGTGCTAGCCAGCGCAGCATGGTCATACTGATGGCCAAGGACCACCTTGCGCTCGCCGCTGGCCAGGCCGGCCTGCTCGGTGTTGGCCGCGATCAACGCACGCTGCGTGTTGCCCTGGATCTCCGCGGCGGTGCGCCGCTCGGCGCTCTCCAGCTTCGCCTGGTCGCTTTGTGCTTTCTGCGCCAGTTTCTGCTGATCAAGCTGTAACTTCGCCTGATCGGTTTGCGCCTTCTGCTGGATACCCGTCTGTTTGACCTGCAGCTCCTGTTGCTGCAATTGAAGCACCGGATCCTGGGACTGCTGCTGTTGCTGCGCCTGCTGTTGTTGCGCCTGGTCCACCTGGAGTAATTTTTGTGCGGCGGCGGCCTGTATGCCGGACAACTGCTCTTCCACCTCGGCGGGCAATTTGGTGCTCTGCGCCGGCAGCGGCACGCCCATCTGTTTTTCGATGTCCTGGCGATACTGGAAGGCGACATGCTCCGCGATGTGCGCCTGGGCGGCGCTCATGATGCTCTGCAACAACGGCGACTGGCCCAGGCCCTGTTGTATTTTTGGATCCTGTAGAAATGTCTGGTGGGTCTGCAGGTGCGCCTGGTGATTCTGCCATTCGAAGGCCTTCACCGGCTTCGATGTCATCAGCGCCATGTTCTCGCTGACCGGGTCCATCGGATCCACATCGGTCTTATCGGGGACGATCTGGTCCGCGTTGTCGATGCCGAGGACTTCCAGCATGCTGCGATGGAGCAACGGCAGATTATAGAGCTGCGGCGCCTGGGCGCTCAACTGCATCGCCGCCTGGTATTCCATCACGCGCTGCGCCATGGTGGCCGAGGCCGGATCGCTCACCGGGATAATGGAGAGCTGCTGCGCATAATCCTCGGCCTTGGCGGTGCGCGGCGCGTTGACCGGCTCGTAGTCATACACCTGCGGCGTGTAGTCGCGGATAATCTCCGAGAGGATGGTCAGCTCCCGGCCCAGCGTGGTGTGCAGGCGGGCCTGCACCGCACTGATCACTTCCGTGGCGCGCTCGATCAATGCGAGCATCGTGCCCACGGGCGCGTTCTGGCTACTCGTAGTAATGTCCAGCTCGGCAATCGAGGCGAAGGATTTGCCCTCGCTCACCAGCATCTGCAAAAGCTGGAACAGAACCGCGCTCGGCTCTTTGTAAGGCAAAGGGTAGACGCAATCGCTGATTTTGCCGGTGGGGATATCGACATCGCGCCACTCGCCAGGCATGATCGGGTCACTGTCGCCCTTCACGCGCATGCCGCGGGTCTTCAATCCGCCAGGCAGGTTGGCGAGCGTGCCGGCGTCCACCAACTGGCGCAGGATGGACGTGCTGCCCTTACCGATACCGCCGATCAAATGAATCAGACCGAGCCCGTAGGCGCCCTTCCAGGGGACGTACCGGTAGTGCGCGAAGTACTGAATCTTGCGCCGCTCCTTGTCACCCTGGCGCCAGTTACGGCGCAACGCCAGGACCTGGTTGCTCGATGTCTCAA